GCGCGGCGGGGCGGGCGAGATAGGGGGGGGGGCGTCCCCAAGGCGCCCGCCACGCCGTGGCAGGTCAGCCGCGGAACCGAAGGCAGTGTGGCGGCGGTGGATTTAATCCAACGCGCAAAGCCCGAAGACGTGGCCGCCTTTACCGCGCTAACCGCCACCGTGGGTGCGTGTGCACTGGCCGAGCAAGCCGCCGATATTTTGGCCGTGCAACTGAACGAGCCGACTTTGACACCTGTGGAAATCTCGCGCCTGCTGGCCGACACCCGCGCCGCCTTGCAGCGTGCTTTGGCCGCCCAGCGCATCTTGGCCATGATGCTGGCAGATGAGGCCAAAGCCGACAAGCTGGCCTATTGCCTGCTGCGGCTGTATCAAACACCGGCAGACAGTGCCGACGACGTGTACCAACGTATCGAAGCAGCCGGACTACTGCCGAAAACCCCTTATCTGGAAACTGCCGCCGCGCTTGCCGAAAGTCTACGCGATATGGCGCATAAGCTGCAAAAACAGGCGTTTGCAGTCATCAGCCTGAAACCGCCGCTGGTACAGAAAACCGTTCCCCGCGATACCTGCCTGCATCTGCTGGCCTTTGAGTGGTACGGCGACTACGGCCGCTTTGGCGAACTCTTGCGCCTGAATCCGCAAATCCGCCACCCGAATTTTATTGAGAAAGGAGAGGTATTGAATGCCTACGCCCGATAACACCGTTACCCTGCTGATTAACGGCAAAACACACGGGCAATGGACGAATTACGACATCGTTTCCGACCTGCTCACCCCCGCCGACGACTTTTCGGTCACGCTCGGCCGTCCCGTCGATGCCAAACCCGATGCGGTGCGGGCGGGCGACAAAGTGGAAGTGCGCGTGGGCGGCGATACGGTATTGAGCGGCCGCATAGACCGCGTGCAGACCGTTACCGAAAAAGGCGGCAAAACCTTAACCATACAAGGCCGCGACGATGCGGGCGTACTATTGGACTGCTCCGCCCCGCTGTTTAACGCGCAAGATATGGATTTAAACCAAATCATCGAAAAAATCGTCAAGCCTTTGGGTTTGGCCAAAATCCGCATCGATGCCGCCAAAACCGACAAAACCCACAAAGTGCAGATTGAGCCGGGCAGCCGCGCGTGGGACGCACTGCTTGAATATGCCGAGGCAAACGGTTTGTGGCCGTGGCTGGAGCCGGACGGCACGCTGGTAGTCGGCGGTCCCGATTACACCGCCGCACCGGTGGCCGAACTGGTTTTACGGACCAACGGCCAAAACAACAACATCAAGCGTCTGGAAGTAAACCGCGATATGGCGGCACGGTACAGCGAAGTTACCGTATTGGCGCAAAGCCACAGCGGCAAAAACAACATTAAAGCCACCGCCAAAGACGAATCCGTCAAACTGCACCGCCCCCTAATCGTCACCGAGCCGGACATCGACAGTCAGGCTCAAGCGCAGCGCAAGGCGAAAAAGCGGCTGGCCGACAGCAGGCTGGAAGGCTTAACAATTACCGCCACAGTACAAGGCCACCGCACTGACGACGGCACCTTGTGGCAGCCCGGCCAGCGCATCAATGTATTGAGCGAACCGGACGGCATCGACGCGGTATATTTCCTGATGGCGCGCACCTTCACCGGCGGTCGCGGCCAACCCACCGAAACCGTGCTGACACTGAAAGAGGACGGCGCATGGGTATTGGATGCCGACCCGCCAAAGAAATCGGGCAAAACCCAAAGGCCGTCTGAAAGCCGAAAAGCCAACGGCCAAGCGGCCGCCAAACCGAAAAAACGCCGCCAAGCCAAACAGGCCGGGCAGGAAGTGCAGGTGATTTAAATGGATGCAAAAACCATAGACAACCGTATCCAACGGGCATTTAACGGCATCCGCCAAGCCTTCCGCGGCAAAATCGCCCGCGTCAAAGCAGCCGGCGGCGTGCAGAAAATACAAGTGGAAGGTTTGGAAGGCGAAACCGTGCAGGACTTGGAACACGCCGAAAACTTCGGTTTTACGTCGAACCCACCCGCAGGCAGCGATTGCGTCGTCGTACCGTTGGGCGGTAAAACCAGCCACGGCATCATCGTCACCACCACCAACGGTGCATACCGCATTACCGGCCTTGCCGAAGGCGAAACGGCGGTTTACAACGCCGACGGTGCCAAGATGGTGTTAAAGAAAGGCCGGATTATCGAAATTGACTGCGAAACGCTGAATATCAAAGCACCGGGCGGCGTGAATATTGACGCGCCCAATGTAGGCTGCACCGCGCAGATTACCGCCGAGGGTCAAATCAACGGCAACGGCGGCATGGCAGTGAAAGGCGGCAGCGGCACATCATTTACCGGCAATGTGCATATGGTCGGCGATTTGGACACTACCGGCAAACTGACCAACAACGGCAAAAATGTCGGCTCCGACCACAAACACACCGGCGACAGCGGCGGCACGACATCCGACCCGCTGTAATTCAGACGGCCTGACATCCATCAAACCAAACTCCAAGCGTCCTTACCTGAAAATAAAGGTATGGACGCTTTACTTAATCCCCAAACGGGCGGCTATGTGGTCAACCAATCCGCCCAATCCATCGAAAACGAGCTGTATATCCGCTTGGTCACGCCCTTGGGTAGTTACTGGGCAGACCGCACGCTCGGCAGCCGCCTGCACGAATTGCGCCGCCAAAAGCATGTAAAGCGCATCGAAGTGCTGGCCAAGCAATACGCCGAGCAAGCCTTGCAGCCCGTGATCCAGTCCAAACGCGCCCAATCCATCCAAGTAACCGCATCCGCCCCGCGGCACGGCTGGCTGAAGCTGCATATTGAAGCCGTCGATGCCGCAGGCGATACCGTAACCCTGAACCACAAGGTAGCCGTGATATGACGCAGGCACTGAATTTAGAGCAAATCCGCGCCAACTATCTGCGCAACCTGCAAAACCAAAACCCTGCCGCCCATGTACACGCGGGCAGCGACAACCATGTACGCGCCACCGCCATCGCCGCAGTGGGCGAAGGCCAATACCAGCATCAAGAGTGGATTTTGCGCCAAGCCTTTGCCGATACCGCAGACAGTGCCTATTTGGAAAAACATGCCGCCAAATACGGCATTTACCGCAAAGCCGCCACCTTCGCGGGCGGCAAGGTGCGTATTCGCGGCGCAGTCGGTGCGGCAGTGCCGGTCGGACAGCAAATCAATGTCGGCGAACAGGTGTATTTGACGACCTCGGCTGCCGCCATCGGGACATCAGGCAGTGTAGACGTAGCCGTAATCGCCGCCGTGGCGGGCAGCCGTCAAAACCAAACCGTCCAAACCGCCGCCGTGCTGCAAAGCGTGCCTGCCGGTATCGACCGTACCGCCTTATTGCTAGAGATGGTCGGCGGCACCGACACCGAAAGCGATGAAAGCCTGCTGGCACGATATGAAGAACGTCTGCGCCGCCCTGCTGCGGGCGGTAACCAATACGACTTCCGTAATTGGTGCTTGGAAGTGCCGGGTGTGGTTGATGCCTTTATCTACCCTTTACGTCGCGGCAACGGCTTTGTCGATGCCGTCATTTTGGGTGAAAACGGTATCCCCAGCGCAGAAACACTGGCCGCCGTACAAGCCCATGTCGATGCGGTACGACCTGTCACCCGTAAAAACGGCTTTCTGGCCCTTGCGCCCAGCATTCAAACCGTCGATGTGGACATCACCATCACTTTGGGCGGCAGCACGGATACCGATACGGCCACCGCTGCCATCAAATCGGCTGTAAACGCCTATTTTGACGCCTTAAAGCCCGGAGATACCCTCATTAAAAGCCAGTTGGAAACCCTAATCAGCGAAGTGTACGGCGTGCGCGACCGCCTCTTGAACTCCCCTGCCGGCAATATCAAACCGCAAGAAAGTGCCGAAGACATTTACTGGCTGCGTCCGGGCAGAATCAAAGTGGAGTACACCGCGTGAGCCATCAAGCCTTACTTGCCGCCCTGCGCCCGCCCGTCAGCTACGACACTGTCGGCAGCGCGGCGGAAATCAAAGCCGAAGCGGGTGTGTTTGACGATACCGCCAATCATGCGGAAGGGGTCAAAGAAGCCCCGTTTCCTTCGGCGGAAAACGATTACCTGTACCGCTGGGAAGAATTGCTGGCCATACATCCGCCGCCCGGTGCCGGCAGCCAGCAGCGTACCGATGCCGTACTGGCCAAACTCAACGCCTTGGGCGGTTTGAGCATTGCCTACTTTACCGCCATCGCCGAATCGGCAGGCTACACCGTAAACATTTACGAAGAAGACCAATTCCGCGCCGGCGAAAGCTGTGCGGGCGATTGTTTGAATACCGAAGACGCCGTCTGGCGTTGGTGTGTCGACATCGCCGACGGCAAAGCCACCGCCTATATTTTCCGCGCCGGACAAAGCCGTGCGGGCGACCGTATCCGCATCTACACCGACCCGATTATCGAAACCATGTTTAACGAACTAAAGCCGGCATGGACTTATTGCCGTTTTGAATACGCAGAAGAGGTATAAAGATGGATTTAATCCAAACCCCCAGTCAAAAATTTATCGACGGCGACCGCCGCACACCGGGCACGCCGGTACCCGCCTGGTGGCTGAATCAGTTGCAGGATGAGTTGGCGGCCGTGGTTAAGGATGCCGGCATCGAATTAAACCGTGACGACCCCGAACAAGTCAAACAGGCATTGCTTGCCATTATCGAAAAGCGCAGCAGCAGCACGGTGGATAACATTGCGGAACTGCGCCGGAAAGCGGGAGCCGCAGGCCAAACGGTAACGGTACGCGCCTATTATGCAAACAGCACAGTCGGCGGCGGCATCTTTGTTGCCGACGCACGCGACAAATCCACCGCCGACAACGGCGGCACCGTGATTGTGGCGGCAGACGGCACGCGGTGGAAACGCCAAATCGAAGGCAGCCGCGTAACACTGGCCGATTTCGGTATTCTGCCGGACGGAACGGACGTAGGCGCGGCCATCAACAAAGCATTTGAAGCTTGCGCGGGGTTGTATTTATTGGCTGCCGACGCAGGCACCTATCTCACGTCTGTCGAGCTGAAAGCACCGACCGGATTGCGCTTTTCCGGCGCCGGCATGTATCGCACACTGATTAAGGCCGCCCCGTCGCTACCGGCTATCGCCAATCTGCTGACCAATAAAAGCAACAACTACGGCATCCGCACCGCCTACGACCACAGCATTCACATCTCGGACATAGCAATCGATGCCGACTGGCGCGGACGGTACTCAATCGGCACACCCATCAACAACCAGGCCTGCGGCGTTAAATTTTCCGCCGTCCGTTTATCCAGCCTGATTAACGTCCGCGTCATCAATGCAGCACTGCATTGTTTCGACATCTGCGCCGACCAGTATGTAGATACCGGCGACGTAACGGCCAATGCGACCAACCAGTCCGAACATATCCTGTTGCGCGGCTGCGTGGCCGCCAATCCTTACCGAGATGACGCGTTTACCACGCACAACAGCCGACACATCACTTTTGAGGATTGTATCGCCCTGTTTGACGGCAGCATTTCATCCATCGGCAACACCCAGCAAGGCTTCGAGGCCGACGAAGGCAGCAGCAATGTAGTGTTTAAAAAATGCTATGCCAAAGGCTATCACTGCGGCTACCAATCCAAAGGCCATGCAACCACACGGCCGGCCGAGGCAGTGAGCCTGATTGACTGCGAAGCGGACGGTTGCGCTTATGGCGCGATGGCCAGCGTCGGCACCAACCCGGGCGGCAAATCCGGTTATAAACCGCAATCCGTGGCCATTCGCGGATTTACCGTATCCAATCCCTCCGGCAATGCCCATTTGGCCAACCCCATCGCCCTGCATGTGTATGGTGCCGATGGCGTACTTGTGGACGGCATCACGATTAACGGCTCGGCCAATATCGTAGTCGAACAAGGCGCGGGCATGGTGGATATGCGCAATATCATCTTTAAAGACCCGCTGGCCAAAGTTTATGCCGGATTGATTGAATTGCGCCGCACACTGACGGCAACCGCCGATATCCGCATATCGAATCTCACCGTAAAGGCCGTACAGCCCATCCCCGTTATACACAAAGATTCATCCGCATTTCGGATGATATTGGACGGCGGGTGGATATCCGGCACATCGGCTTCCGACGTCGAAGCAATCCGGCTCCGCCGTTCGCCTCGGGATGTCATCAAAGGATTGCTGTCCGGGCTTAAAAATACGGTTTATCTGGTAACGGAAGGGCTTTATCTGACCGGAGACGTGCAATTGGATGCATATAACCGAATTTACTTAACCGGCAATCCCGTTATCACGACACCCATACTCAAAGCACCCATCGGCACCGTCTCGACTTCCCAATGGGGCGAACAATGGGTACAGCGCAGTACCGACCCGAACGCCCCTAATTGGGTAAAAACCGTCAGCTAGAGGAGTAAACATGTATCTGATTTTTAATAAAAACGGACATTGGGAAACAACCATTCCCGAACGTCCCCAAAGCGTGGCCGAAGGATACTTCATGCTTGAAGGCGAATCTTTGGAACAAACCTACGCCTATTCAGACGGCCGCCAAATTTGGCAGACAGACATCGCCCCGCCCAGCCAATACCACCGTCTGGAAGACGGGCAGTGGATATTGCCGAAAGACCGGCAACCGCATCTGTTGGCCGATGCCAAAGCGGCCAAACTGCACCGTCTCAATGAAGCGGCGCAAGCATTTATCCACAATGCCGCCGGATTGGACAACGTGCCCGATTTTGAATTTGCCAGCTGGTCGATACAGGCGGCAGAGGCAAAAGCATGGGCGGCGGAACCGTCCGCCCCCACGCCGGTATTGGATCAAATCGCCGCCAGCCGCGGCATACCCGCCGCAACGCTGAAAGCCGCCGCACTGCGCAAAACGCTTGCGTATGAACATCTGAGCGCCCACATCGCCGGGCAGCGGCAAGCCCTGCAAAGCAAGATAGACGGGGCGGAAACACAAACGGCACTGGATGCAATCGAGATTACATTCACGGCATCGGAGGCGGACTGAATGCAAGTCTATTTAGCCATGTACAAAGGCCGTAAAGACGGCAGCGGCATCAAAGTTTGGGCGGCTCGTCTCGTCGATTGGGCCATCCGCACGATTACCCGCAGCCCTTACAGCCACTGCGAAATCGCCATCCGGTATAGCGGCGGACTGTTCGATTGTTATTCCTCCAGCGCGCGCGACGGCGGGGTGCGGTTAAAAACCATGCCGCTGCCGCCGGGGAAATGGGACTTGGTCGAATTGCCCGCCAAAGCTGGCCTATCCGCCAAACGGCTGTTCCGCTGCACACACGGCGCGGGATACGACTATCCGGGCGCACTCGGTACCGTATTCCGATTGCCGCAAAGCCGCCGACGCTGGTTTTGCAGCGAATGGTGCGCCTATGCAATAGGCTGCACCAACCCGCACCGGTACAACCCGCAAACCCTGTATGCTGCGGTATTAACTAAAGAGAAAATGGAGGGAATAAAGTAATTTAGAAAGTTTTAAATAAAGAGGAGCGGCGACGTGTCTGTGTTGCGAGCACCGGCACGCCAGCCAAGCAGACATACCCTGCATTGACTTCAAGGCCGCTTTGCCTAGCTAGGCGGCGGTAATTCTAACCTAAGCGGAGTTAATGCAACATGGTCTATTATCGTGAATTACGTTGTGTCTACTGCAAAAAACTGTTGGCCAAAGGCAGCGGAAATGTACAAATCAAGTGTAACCGTTGCAAAACAGTTAATACTTTCAGCTAGACAACCATTACTAAGAATGCCGTCGAGCATCATTTTAAACTGATTTCAGAACACCAACGAGAGTGTCGGAGAGTAAGTAAAATGATGCAAAAATACCACTCAACGGCCCCCCTGCCATTCGTTGGACAAAAGCGATATTTCATTAAACACTTCACTAAAGTATTGTCGCAAATTCCAGCTGACGGCAAACATTGGACAATTGTAGACGTATTCGGCGGCAGCGGCCTGTTGGCACACGTTGCAAAACGTATCAAACCGCAGGCGCGGGTAATTTACAACGACTATGACAACTATGCAGACCGCCTGCGGCACATCCCAGATTACAACCGTTTGCGTGCCCAAATCGCCCACATTGTTGGCGGCATCCCCAAAGGCTCAAGGCTAGACCACGAACGCACCCGATTAGTGCAACAAACAATTACTAATTTCCAAGGCCACATTGATGTGCGCGTCCTGTCATCATGGCTTTTATTTAGTGCCAAACAAGCAAATTCGATTGAACAATTGCTGGGATTTGAGTTCTACAATAAGGTACGCCAATCCCCGTACTCTATCGCTGCCGACTATTTAGACGGCCTCGAAATCACCCGGCAAGACTATAATCTTTTGATGGCAGAGCATCAGCATAGCCCCAATACTCTTTTGGTGTTAGACCCGCCATATGTATCCACCGCCCAGGGCGCATATGCCGCCGATAAATACTTCAATATGGTTAGCTTCCTGCGCATGATTCGGTACATTCGCCCACCATTTGTCCTATTTAGCTCCACCCGTAGCGAGGTGCTAGACTACCTTCAATTTTTGCAGGAATGCGAACCGGACAAATACCATCGTTTCAGCGGCTACAACATCGTTTCACTAGATGCCAAGATGGGCAAAGGCATCGAGTATCAGGACAATATGATTTATAAAATAGATTAA